GCTGGTGACATAGCTGCGTGGGGTGAGTTATTGTTTGGCTTCCGTGTAGATTGCGCAGTGGGTAGCGGGCATATCGCGATTTCGGAACACAATTTGACGGAAGCGCAATTAGTGCAACTGGAGGCTGTCCTGCGCAACGCCAAACCATTCGCATTGAGCGTGGACAAGGCGACCATCCGCGCCGACGGCGAGGACTACGCCACTGTCACTGTTGAGAGCCAAGGCGAATCTATTGTGTTATCGGTGCGCGGACAGGATGTTGAGGTGGCTTTGCAGGACGGCGTTGGGACGTTGGAGATTGCAGCGACCGCGCCGACAGTTGAACCGATTGTGGTGCAGGCCAAAGACCAGCTGGTCTATGGCTTTGCGCAGATTGAGGTGAAAGCGATATGAGGATTACGGTACAACCTACGGCAACTGAGCAAGAACGGGTGACGTTGCGTCAGAAGGCGCAGGCAGCAATGGCGGAACAAATTGACGTGGGCAAAGCCAACACATTGGCCGACCTACGCGCCGTTATGCAGAAGATTCTGGATAGGCTGGCCTGGCTGGAGAAACTGCATAGGATGTAACGCAGATGGACAGGTTACTCATCGCTTCAATCATTCAGGGCGAGGCAGGCGTGATGGGACCAGCAGGAATGCTGTTCGTGGCGCTGGTTTTGCAGCATCGCATCTGGGATTGCGGACACAGCGAGGCGCGCGTCGCCCGCGAATGGTACGGACGCGCGGGGCCGAGCGAAGAGGCGTTACGGCTGGCTGACCTGGTGCTGGAGGGTCGGCTGCCCTCGTGTGAGTACTACTACTGCATGGGCGGTAAGGTGGATGTGGAACGGTTCAACTGGGAACCTGGCGACGCTATCTGTATTGTCGGCGGGAATAGCATCCACTTGTATAAGGAGTGGCCGGAGGAGGATGATGATAGCCGAACCGCTGACGACAACAACTGACGTGCTAAAAGCTCCCTTTCCTTACTTTGGCGGCAAGTCGCGGATTGCATCGTTAGTGTGGTCGCGGTTTGGCAAGGTGCAGAATTATGTCGAGCCGTTTTTCGGCAGCGGGGCCGTCCTGCTGGCAAATCCGTACTGGCCGCACGGCTGGACTGAGACGGTGAACGACGCGGACGGGCTGCTCAGCAACTTTTGGCGCGCGCTACAACACGCGCCTGACGAGGTAGCATATTGGGCCGACTGGCCGGTCAATGAGAACGACCTGCACGCCCGACACTACTGGCTGGTACAGCGACGCGAGAGCCTGCAAGAGCGGCTGGAGGGCGACCCAGATTTCTATGATGCGAAAGCGGCCGGCTGGTGGGTGTGGGGGCTGTGCATTTGGATTGGCGGCGGCTGGTGCGCAGGAGACGGCCCGTGGAGGGTTGTTGACGGGCGATTGGTGAAGACTGGCGATGCGGAGACAGGCGTATGGCGCAAGAGGCCGCACCTGGGCGATGCGGGGGTGGGCATAAATCGCAAGAGGCCGCACCTGAGCGATGCGGAGACAGGCGTATGGCGCCAGAGGCCGCACCTGAGCAGTGCGGGGCAGGGCATAAATCGCAAATTGCCGCGCGCCACGTGCACGGAGCGAACGGAATGGTTACTAGATTATTTTCAGCGACTGGCAGACAGGCTGCGTCGGGTACGTGTTTGTTGTGGTGATTGGTCACGAGTTTGTGGAAATGTGCCTACAATCATTCATGGTTTAACGGCTGTATTTCTAGACCCGCCATATTCGGCTGAGGCAGAACGTGACAATGACATATATACTGTAGAGGATGACAAGGTAGCCCATGACGTGCGTGAGTGGTGCTTGGCAAATGGCGATAACCCATTGTTTAGAATTGCCCTTTGCGGTTATGAGGGCGAACATAACATGCCTGAGAGTTGGGAATGCGTGGCCTGGAAGGCGCAGGGCGGGTACGGCAATCATGGGAACGGTAATGGCAAGGCCAACCGCCACCGCGAGCGGGTGTGGTTCAGTCCGCATTGCCTGAAGCCAGGTCAGGCGACTTTGTTTGACGGAGTGGATGATGATGAGGTTGAGTGATTTTCCCGTACCACGCAACCGTAGCAAGTTTGGTCTGCACTGGACGCCTGTGTGCGGGCACGCTCACGCAGACCTGACGTACTACATTGACCGCGCCGCGAAGATGGGCATCGGGTGGGTGACCCTCATTGACGATGGCGGCGGGTCTACGCTGGAACAGAACCCGTTCTATGGTGGCAAAAGCGTAGTGGACATGTTCCTTGAGCGAGACATTATCCCTGTCATTCGCTTCTACGCTGCGCCGTGGGCGTCGTTCGACGCCAGGATGGAAGACACGGCGCGTCGTCTGGTAGAACGCGGGGTGCGCTACATCTTCTGGATGAATGAGCCTGAGTGTGACGGGGAATGGCGAGAGCACAAAGGCGGCAAAGACCCTAACTGGGTCTACAATTGTACGCGACTGTTCGTAGACGGCGCGTACAAGCTGATAGAGATAGGCGCATATCCTGGATGGTGGGCGACGACTACATTCCGCTGGACAACGCCGTACAGCAACCAGCGCGTTAACCCGTTCATATCGTACATCAACCCCAAGGAACGGGAGGCGATATTCGTCAACGGCGGCGGGTGGATACCGATTCACAACTACGCTAAGAATCACCCGGTAGATTACCCCTACGATCCAGTTAACCAACTCGGTAAACCGCTGACTGCGGAAGAGTACTGGGCTAAGATACGTGAGGTTGACGAGGGGTACCGGATGCGTACAGGCGACACGTGGGTATGGGAGGACTGGGAGACCAGCGAGTACCATATTAACCTGTTGCGTGAGAAGGGAAAGAATCCTGGGCACACAATAGAAGATGACGATACATGTTTTCTCATGTATCAAGGAATGAACAAGCTGTTGCAAGAAGCTGGACTGCTAGATTATGTGCCACTCATTGCTACGGAGTGCGGCCCGTGCGTTGGCGAGCGGGACGACGGACGCTACCCGCGTGTTACGCCACAGGAGCAGATTCGTGTCATCGAGGCTGAGCTTGAAGAAGCATCCAGAGCGCCAAACTTCTTTGGTATGTGTTTCTGGCTGGCTGGCGTGCAGTTGCTTCATGCGACAACAGCCGACGGATTTGAAGACCAGGGCTGGTGGACGCCACGCCACAATGAGCCGTTTAAGCTGAAGAACGAACTTCCTATCGTGCAGTACATGATAGACAGGAGAACAGCAGTGAGTAGGTCTAAATTGTGTCCGCATGTGCAATATCTCGACAGCCAGACGTTGGAAGCCATTAGGCGTGTCAAGCCGTGCATGGTGAAAATCATGAACGCTGACCGCGAGCAGTTGAAGGCCATCAGGACGGCATCGCCCAACTCTCTCATCGTGGCGCGAATGTATGAGGCCAATCAGGACTACATGACCGACCCGGCCGCTGCTGGCCGCGCCTTCGCTGACCGTTACGCCGACATCGTTGACCTGATAGATGTGGCTGAAGTGTTCAATGAGGCAATCAACAACCTGGCCGATACGGAACAATGTCGCAAGTTTGACGACTATCAGTTCGCCTTTGCCAGGCGGCTGTTCGAGCTGTGGCCCGACATCAAGGCCGGTCTGTTCTGCCTGCCGACAGGTAACTTTGGCTGGCCCGGTGAGCCAGCGTTGACGCCGGAGTGGTTTCCGCACACGTTCAGTTTGCCGCCGAGCCGTTGTTTTATCTGTGTTCACGAGTACACATGGCATGACCTGCGCTGGGAATTTGAGGCGCGCATGTGTCGTTACCGCAGACAGATGCAGTGGGCTGCCGCACAGGGATTTCGCTTGCTCATTACTGAATGCGGATTCACGCAGGCGGTATTGGTCAATAAACCAGACATCGGCTGGCGGTCTGATCCTGTGGTTTGGCCGCGCGAGAAGTACGTCCGAGCATTGCGCGACTATGACGCAGAGTTGCAGAAGGATGACTACGTCGTCGGCGCAGCGATATTTACCTGCGGACGCAACAGTGGCTGGGACACGTTTGAGAGTTTGGCTGAGTGGGAAGAGGCGGTGAGCACAAGCCAGCTGCCGCCAAGCCAGCCAGATGACAATGGCGAGGAGGAAGAGACAATGCCTGCACCACAATTAGAATGGCTGATACCAGAATGGAACGACGCTGAGGCAGAGGTCATCTACGCCACGCCAGGCCAGGCCGTGTGGCGATTGACCCGCGCTGAACTTGCGCCAGACAACATGGCGAACACGGTCTGGGTCAACGTATTCGACGAGAACGGCAATCGCGCCAATGTTCCTGTTAAGGTGCGAAATGTCAATGGCGCGGAAGAGACATTGCCTTTCAAGCCGGGCGAGCCGTACAACCGCCCGATATGGAAGAACGACAATCTGACGGTCTGGATTGACGACGGGCCGTCTGATGTGGTCGAGAACCTGCATGGCGCATATTGGAATATCCCCAACGTGAACACGTTCCATGTGGGCTACGTCCTGACTTTCCAGCGGGCGACTGAACCAGCGCATGAAGAGCCGCCAGAGCCACCGCCCGTCGAGGTCACGACACAGGATATTCGCAACGCGGCGTGGAATCGAGCCTACCCATCGGGCGGCATGGCGTTAAACCCAGAAGCCGCGTTCCAGGCGACGGCGCGTGAGTGGAGGCTGGGTTGTCCTGTGACAAACGAATTCGACATCGGGCCGTACCGCGCGCAGGGATTCGCGTTGGGGATTGTCTACGCACGTATCGGGGATTGGCAGAACATCGAGTGGCTGGATTGGTGAGATTGATTGCGCTGAACCGCCCTGAAGAGGGCGGTTTTTGTTTTCGTGCAAGAATTTTAAGGTTTGAATTAAAAAACTTGTCACAAAAACTCTTGACAAATCCTAGATTTTCCTGTATAATATGAGCAGAAACAATCAAGGAAAGGAGAGGGGAAATGAACAGGCTGGAATACGTATTAGAGTTATTGGGCAGGGACGCGACCGAAAAAGACGCGGAGGCCGTCCTCGACGAGCTCCCTGAGCGGTTCTGGGAGCTCGTCCGGCTACACCTGAGGACGCCGGACGAAGAGTGGGAAATGGATGAACTTTTCAACCAGGCTGCTTTTGAGGCACTTGGCCTGGAGTTTTAGCCGAAACGGGGTGGGGGCGACTCCCCCTCCCGTCCGCTGGGGATGGCCGCCCGGCGCTGATGATGGCAGGCCAAACACAAGAAGAGAAAGGAGAGGGGATATGGACAAGATGAGTATGCCAAAAGTGGAGCTACATAGGCTAGAGGGCGAAGCACTCGAGCTAGCCGTCCGCATTTGCCATGCAGACGGCACGCTAAGAGCATCAAAGCCGCCCGTTGACAAGGGGCGGGCAATCACTGGCAAAGCCGCCTACGTTTGGCGGATGGTGGCTTTCTACACAAGCCCGAAGCGTGCGCACCAGTGTATGCCTGTCTGCGCGGAGTTCGACCTGCCGCGCGAAGGCAGGGAAGCTCTCATAGAGCACCTCGACCAGATAGTAAATTATATCGTGGACGCCATACCGCGCGACCAGTGGCACGGCGTCCGAAGGTGGGGGCAGGCTTACGGCTGGATTGGCAGCCCGACGGTTGCAGAGGATGGCGCTATCATATACCGGTAGCCGAAACGGGCCGAGCCCCACTCGGCCCGTCCGCCGGGGGCTGGCCACCCTGGCGCTGATGATGGCAGGCCAAAAGACGAAGAAGAAAGAGGAGAGATATGGAAGTCGAAAGATTAGTAGTTACAAACGTAATGGGAGACCATGGGGAGCTGCGGCCATTTCTTTTGGGAGAGTAGATGGAACGATACAAAAGTGTCTCTATTGAATTAGATACGTATGAAAAGCTCATCGAGCTTGCTCGGCGTAACTACCGGTCTGTGCCGAAGGAACTTGCCCGGCTGGTAGACGTAGCGTATGAGACGATAGCCGCCGAAGCAGACGCGGAAATTGAGGCTATGAAAGATAAACTTATGGAGAGTCTTGCCGCGACCCCAGACGCGAAGTAGCGCGCTGGGCGGCGGCATTTTTGTTGCATCCGAATTAGAAAGGGGGTGAAAGCTCGCAGGGGAAGGCTGCCCCGACAGAGCAGCACGGACAATCCATCAGAGGCCAGGCGACCACACGGAGAATCACAGGTCGCCGGCCGTCCAGGTGGGGCGAAGGCTACGACCGACGACTGATAGGTTTACCATTTCTCCTTTCTCTTCCCCCTTTACGCCTCATTTCCATTTCGCCCCACCTGGAGGGCTGAAAAAATGACGCCTCGCTGCGGGGTGGGCATCAGCAAGGCGTCAGGCCGATGGTGGTAGGGGGGAGAAATTTATTTGGTCTCGATAGCTTGCCTCCTTTCTGGGGTACGACGTGATTTCTCCTTCCAACTACGCCCAGCATATCACATTATTAAGGAGTTGTGACCAACGGGTCACGAAAAGGAGGAAAACGGGAATGGCAAAGGTCAGGAAAAGGCCTGTTGAGGTGCAGGCCATGCAATTGCAGTACAGAACTGTTATTCACACGCCGGACGGGCCACGCGAAGGGCAGCCGGGCGATTGGTTGCTGGAGGACGTGGAGGGCAACCAGTACATCGTGCGGCGGTCGGTTTTCGAGAAGACATACGACGTTGTTGACCAGGAGACAGGCGGATGACGCGCCCGAAACGCTGGCCCAACTACGCTGAGGAACACCGCGAGATGGCGTTTCGGCGGGCTGGCGAAATATGCGCTCTGTGCGAACAGACGCAGCGGCTGGTCAATGATGGTGCGTCGCGGCAGGTGGTGTTGGCTGGCCTGCTACAAATTGTGGTCAAGGCAAAAGACATTCAGCTACATCTAATTCAAGCAAAGGAGGGAGTGGAATGAGAGAAGAAGGGTACGAGAGAGAGATTATATGCCCCATTCGCGGCAGGGATACGCTTTGCCGCGAGGACTGCGCCTGGTGGCTGTGTGGCCGCTGCGCAGTTGTGGCGATTGGTCAATGGGCAAATTTCCAGCGTGAGAGGATAGAACTTGAGGAATATCGTGCGGAAGTAATGGCGAGGCGAAACAATGGGTAACTGGTTACGCAAGCAGGTTGACGGCGAAGACCCCGTTGGCCCGCTGCCAGATTACGGCCCGTGGCCACGGCGGTGCATGATCTGTCAAACAGTGCATGACCTGGGTGAATGTCCGGTCATGCGTGAGATGGAGAGGAGATTGCGAGATGAAACAGAATGAGTATGAAGGCATGAGAATCAACGGTCGCACATTGGTCAGAGTCAATGGCTACCCACTGAAGCCGCGTTATGACCTGCGGATGCACAGCCCGGATGGTTTCGAGTGGGGGTACGGTGGCAGCGGCCCGGCGCAACTCGCTCTGGCAATTCTGGCGCATGAGTACGGCGACGAGTTCGCACAGCGGTATTACCAAGACTTCAAGTGGGCTGTCGTGTCCAGGTTGCCCAGACGGGCATGGAATCTGACCAGCGAAGAAATTGCTCTGGCTCTGGCCGAGCTTGGCATCAGTACGCGGGTGGTGACCTATGCTTGAGTGGACTATCGGCATATTGCTGGTATGCGTAGTGTGCCTGTTCCTGGACAAAGTATGGAATGACAAGGAGAGACTATGAATGGCAGCGTCAAAGTCAAGACGGTCACTTATGGCCGTAAGCGAGCCGTTGAGCCGCACGGCAACGCGGAGTACATCCTGACTGCCGAAGTAGGCGCGGAGCAGACCGTCGAAGAGGTTATGTCGAGTCTGCGCAAAATCGTGAAGTGCCAGATGGATGAATTATTAAACGAAGAAGGGGAAATCAAATGAACAAAGAAAGACTGCAGCAATTACTGGAAGAGCTTCGCCAGATGCCCGGCGAATTGGACGTTGTCCGCCAGGCCGAGGCGCAAGCGAAGCTGGCCCGCGACCAGGCCCGTGAGGATTATGACCTGGCCGTGGTCAATGCACTGATGATGAGCAACGGGCAGGTGGATGGCAAGAACGCCGAGGAGCGCAAGCTGAAGCAAGACCACTATCTCAATAGTCATCCCGATGTGCGGGCGAAAAAGGCGCGGCTGGCAACGAGTGAGGCGAACTTGTTGGAAGCGCAGTTGGTGGTGCGCAAGGAAGAAGATGTCTTCACGGCCCTGCGCGCCGAGGCGAGGGTATTGGCGTCGTATCTGGAATATCTGGCGGGCGAGCCCCGTCGCAAATGAGAGGGGAGAGCAAGATGGAAAGCAAGGAGATGGCGAAGTACGAAGTAAACCAGCGAATCGAAGTGGTCGGCGCGGAGGTGCTCGACCGCAGCGATATTGTTTTGCCGCGGGTACGGTTACGCCAGCCGACCTCGAAATTCGGCACGCCGCAGGACGCCGGCAAGTTCCACAACAACTTGACCGAGACGTTTGTGGAGCAAATCGAGGCCGTGCCGCTGCGGGTGGCCAAGGGGCGCGTGATGTGGCCGGAGGCGTACAGCGCGGACAGCGGGCCGGAATGCGCGAGCGACGATGGGATACAGCCGCGGGCAGGCAACGGGCTGAGCAACAAGCAACCCGGCCCTTGTGCAACCTGCGCAATGTCGCAATGGGGGCAGGACGGCGCGCCGCCGCGCTGCTCGCTGATCTACACATACCTGTTTGCCAATCGCGCGGACGACATGCCGTTCCTCTTGGCGGCCATGCGCACCTCTGCGCGGGCAGCCAAGAAGCTGAACAGCCTGATCAAGATGTTCGGCATCCGCAAGACCATCATTATTAAGGCCGAACTGGTCAACAACGAACAAGGCCAATGGTACGAGTTGGTCTTCCAGGCCGGGCAGACTTTGTCGGGGGATGACGTGCAGCATTACGGCGCTATGGCGAGCAGCTTGGCAGGTGTGGCTATGGCCGTGGATACCGAAGTCGAAACCGAACCAACGGTGGATTTCGCCGAGGAGCCACTAGGCTTCTAAATAAGTAGCCCTGCGCCGTCCGCGACGGGTGGGGCGCTACGGGCGCGCGGAGTGGGACGCGTCAATGGCGACGGCGCGGGGCACATATAGAGTATAAACAATTAAGAAAGAGATATGATATGAAAGTCTTTTTCCGTGCACAGGGGAAAGGCATAACATTCGAGGAGATGAAAAATCACGTCTCCGCCGATGGCGGTGACGGATTAGAAGGAGCCGGTGGCGTGTGTGCATGCCTGACAGTGACCGACCTGTTGAACAACACTGTCATGGACGCAATGGATGACGACGATGAAGTGGACAGAATTAGATGCCTAGGTAACGCTGTAGTACCACAACTGGCTGAGGTCATCGGCATGGCTATCGTTGAGGTAGCGCAGATGTTTGGAGAAACAAGATGATGGATTACCTACACTATGGGCCAGGCCCGCTGGAGGGGCGGGCTTATAAATGTCCCTTCTGTGGACGCGAGCATGTAGACTACGGCGACAAGCCGCCTTGTCTACCACGTTCCGCTGCGGAGCGCGCCGCCGAAGCGGAGAGGCGGCGTCAGGCTGCACAGTTCGAGGCGGAACTTAGGGCGCGGTTGAGGGCCAGACATAATGAAAACCATCGCTGAGGTCATTGAGGAAGTCGCCTCTGGACGGGCAACCGCTGAGACGGCGGAGGCCATCCGTCGGGCGACGGAGGGGCTATATGAATGCCCACGCTGCGCCCGTTGGCGTGAAATACTCCATTGGGAAAGCCGTACATGTTTTGTCTGCTACGTCGAGGAGAAATTGCGCCGTGGTGACAAAAACCATTGACCAAATTCTGCACGACATGGAGCGTGGCCTGGCCGACGTTCATACCGCCGAGGCGTTGCGCGACCTGACCGATGACCTGTTTGAGTGCCCAGTCTGCCGCAGGCTGTGCGAGACGTTGCACGGGCGGTGTCAGGTGTGTTCTATCTGCTATCTGAAAGAAATTGCGCAGAGGTGTTCGCTCCGTGAAACGGTATGATTCCACCGCTGAGACGCAACCGACGCCAGCCGAATCGCCACTCGCGGTAAAAGCGGTTGGCGGCGCGGCAGGGCTAATGGCCGGGACGCTGCTGCTCTGCCTGGCTCTCGATGTGCCGTTCGAGCGCGGCTGGCGCATCGCCGCCGGGCTGGGCGCGCTGTGTCTGTGCGTCGCCGGCGTCGGTGCATTCCGCCGCGTGCTGCACTACGCGCTGGGCGAACTGGAGCACGTGGTGCGCGTTGACCTCAACGCCGACGGGCAGGTCGGGCCAGACATCCGCCTGGTGCCGGTAAAAAGCTCAACTACCATCGGCGTTGAGCGCGGCATGGACGCGGATGACCTCAGATACATGATCAGCCGCCTGGACTATGACCACCAACGCGGCTGGACGGTGCGTGAGTGGCTGAACGAGCGTCTGCCGTCGGGCCGCGAAATCATCTCCGCCGATGTCGGGCCGTATGCAGAATTCATTGCAATACTGGAGCGCATGGGTGCGCTGGTGGGCCGGGGGGAACGCGCGAAGGGGCAATTGACCATGCGGCCCGACGAGATTCTCGCCCACCTCGGCCTGTGAGCCGTGAAATTTGCGCTGTCAGACAGCGCAGACAGGACAGGACAGACAGATTATGTCAGACGTGTGGCTGAAACGGGACATCGCTAATGCGCTCAATGCAGCGTATCAGAATGCCAGTGCGACCGTTATCGCGCTGGCTGATGACCGCGAGCGTGCGGCGCTCTATCTCGCTGGCTACCGTGCGGCGCTGGCGACGCTGGCGACGTTCTTCGGAGTAAAAGAATATGGCGAGCAATGTGACCTGGTGGGGCTTCAGCTCCTCGGTAAGCGATGATGACGTGATACGACTGTTCATGAAGCGCTTCGGCTATCCGCCGCGGCGCATTATCCAACGTGGCCCGGTGAAGCTGGCCGGGCCAATCAACGAACCAGTTACGCCCGAAGCAGGCCAGCCAGTGGTGGTGGGGGAGATTGAGGATGAATGAGATTCAACCAATACCAACGATGTACAACGGCTGCTTGTTCCGCAGTCGCCTTGAGGCACGGTGGGCTGTGTTTTTCGATGTACTGGGTCTTAAATGGGAATATGAGCCAGAAGGTTTCCAGCTTTCCAATGAGACATGGTATTTGCCTGATTTTTGGCTGCCATATTTCGATGAAGGCGTTTGGTGTGAAGTAAAGCCAAACTGGGGAGGCGAAGAAAAATGGGATAAGGCTATCCAGTTTGCTAAAGAAGCACAAGTTACTGTGTGGCTTTGTGAGGGGATACCAGAGGCGCGTAATTATTCAGTCGTTTTTGGAGGTTTTTCTGACGACGACGGAGAAATACGGATAGATCATCAATGCGTCCCTCTCTATTCTGAAGCCAAAAAAGAAAACAGGTTCTTCACTTGTTCTGGTGAATCAAACGCAGACGTTGAATTTTGCGTCAGAGAATATCATCCAGAGTTATACAGAGCAATTCAAGCCGCGCGCTCCGCCCACTTTGAGTTTGGCCATGATACATTAGATAAATGGCGGTTATCGGCAAGAACATGGCGGCCACCTGTCACAGGGAGATAACCTATGCTATCTCCAAAACATCTCTGCATGCTTAAAGAAGAGTCCGCGATCTCTGATGAAATCATTGAAGCGCGTGGCTATCGAACCATTACCAGCAAAGATGAGCTAGAGGAACTGGGGTTCGCCCGCTCGCAATGCCACGTGCCTGGCCTGCTCATACCGTTATATACGACCGACGGTCAAAATGGGCTGTACGTCTATCGCCCAGACAACCCGCGCGTCATTGAGGACCGCAGCAAGCGCGAGCCTGATGGACGTTACAAGAACCGCGTTATCAAATACGAGTTCCCCAAAGGACAGTCCATGCGCGTGGATTGCCCACCGGTCTGCCAGCCGATGCTGGCCAATCCAGCCATCCCGCTGTGGATCACTGAGGGGCAAAAGAAAGCTGATGCACTGGCGTCGCTGGGGCTGTGCGCCATTGCCCTGCTGGGTGTGTGGAACTGGCGGGGCAAGAACGCGCTGGGCGGCACAACAATCCTGAGCGATTTCGACTACATCGCGTTCGAGGGCCGCGACGTGCGCATCGTGTTTGATTCGGACGTGATGGTCAAGCCCGAGGTGCGACAGGCCCTCAACCGTTTGACTGACCACCTACACTGGAAAAAGGCGACGGTCTCGGCGGTCTACCTGCCACCTGGCCCGAACGGGAAAATGGGCGTTGACGATTTCATCGCTCAGGGGCATAGCCTAGCCGACCTAGAAGCCCTCATCGAAGCGCCACGGCCCGAACTGAAAGCCGCTGCGCCGCTGGTGGAGCTCCTGGAGACTGCGCCGCCGACAATGGCCCGGCCCATCGCCCTGATTGACGGGCGAGCTTACTGCGCGGCCTGGCTGCATACGCGCGTAACGCGGACGGAATCGGTGGACAACCGGGGCTACATCGTCAAACACAATCCGCCCATTGTTGAATACGTGCAGAAGCTGTACATCATGCGTGATGATGGGGCCCTTTTCGGCGACGGCGCGGACAAGCCGCTCGACGATCTGGGCGTCGTTCTGCATCTGAAAGAGATTCCGCCAAACGAGAAATTGCTTAGCGCGCGCGGCGTGAAGATGTACCATGCTGGCTATCGGCCCAAATCCGTGGACGTTTTCCACCGCCTGGTCAGCGTGGTCAACCGTTTCATAGACTTTGAACGGTCGCTGGCCGACCAGGAGACGATGTGTGAGATGGTTGCATGTTACACGCTGGCGACCTGGTTTCTCGACGCCTTCAACGTCTGCGGCTTTCTGTGGCCCAACGGCGAGCGGGGCAGCGGCAAAACCAAGTTCTTGACGGTTGTTGCTGAACTCTCATATCTGGGCCAGGTGATCCTGGCTGGCGGCAGCTACGCGGCGTTACGCGACCTGGCTGATTACGGTGCGACGCTCTGTTTTGACGACGCCGAGAACCTGGCCGACCCAAAACGGACCGACCCAGATAAGCGTGCGCTGCTGCTGGCCGGCAATCGGCGCGGCAACACGGTCGCTGTGAAGGAGATGACGGGCGACAAATCATGGCAAACACGTTATGTCAATACATTCTGTCCGCGTTGTTTTTCGGCCATTAACATCCCCGATGCGGTGCTGGCCTCACGCGCTATCATTGTGCCGCTGTTGCGCACGCCAGACCGCTACAAGGCGAACTCGGAGGTGCTGGACTACACCGCCTGGCCATGTGACCGCAACGCCCTGCTGGATGATCTGTGGCTGACGGCACTGTCCAATCTGAACACGCTGGCGACATACGAGGCGCAAATCAACGCGCGGTCGCAACTGAGCGGACGCACGCTCGAACCGTGGCGCATGATCATGGCCGTCGCCGCCTGGCTGGACGACAAAGACGACACAGGCGCACTCCGACGCGACGGATGGAGCTTGTGGCAGCGCATGGAGAACCTGGCGCTGGCATATCAGCGCGAACGGCCAGAACTGGAAGGCGGCGACCTGACGACGCTGGTTATTCAGGCTATCCGTTGCTCCATTAGCTCCATTAGCTCCATTAGCTCCATTACATGGAGAGGCACGTCAAAATTTGAGTTGACGGTCACAAATATCAGGAATAAAGCTATCGAGTTGGTCAAAGAAGAGGAAGGAGAAGACGCCAACACCGATTGGATTACTAACAGACGTATTGGGCGCGTGCTGGCGAGGTTAAGACTACGCCAACTTCCCCGCAAGGGAAGCGGCGGAAGCAGAATTTGGGAGATCACGGAGGACGAGTTGCAAAGGCTTGAAAAGACATTTGCACTGTGTGACCCTCTCCAAACTAATGGAGCTAATGGAGAAAATGGAGCTAATGGAGCAAACTTAACGAAAAATATCAAAGAATTACTTGAAGTTGATCCAGAACTGGGGTTCTAGCCGATGATCCACGCCGCCTTCACCATCCACGACAACGACATTATCATCGTGCTCAAAAACGGCGCGGGCGAAGTCGTGCACCACAGCACGCTCCGCTCCGAACGCTGCGACGAGATCGGCGAGTGGCTGGCTTGCAAAGCCGCCATCCGCGCGGCTGGAGCTCACTCACGTGGTCCGCTCATGCTGTACTCCGATTGCAGCGTTATCCGCAAATTGATGACGCTCGATCCGCAGTACAAAAACAACGAGCCGCTCCACTGGCCCGAAGGCTACGGCCAGTTACCACAGATTCACGACCTGCTGCTCTATCACTTCTACGATGCGTTGACTATGCTATGGCTCTTGTTCAAAGGAAAGTGGCAAGCTGTCCAAACCACGCAAGAAAGGATTCTACACAATGGACATCGAACGACTGGAGAAAGCGCAAGCTGAATACGATGCTGCTTTGGAGCGCGTCAAACTGGGCGAGAAGTGGCTGGCCGAACACTCCAAGACGCATCCACGCTACGCCGAGGCTCAGGCGTTGCTGACGCGACGCCGCGCTGAACTCGACGCGGCATGGCAGAAGCTGGAACGTGAAGCGCGGGGCTTCGAGGTCGCTGGGGCGCGCGAATGCGACCGCGATTTCATCCACGACGCCCGCGGCCCGATGTCGGCCAATTGCCAGGTCTGCGGCAAGCCAGTGCATGGCTGGCCCGCGCCACGACCCGGCCACTACGTGCATCTGGATTGCTTATGAAATGTCACGATTCTGAACTGAACTGGGGCAACCTACTGGATTGCCCCGATGTACGACGTATGCTGGGCATCAGCCAGGCGATCTGCCCGGACTGGGGGACGCGCGCCTGCCTGGATTGCGACCTGGGCCAGGACATCAATGATTGTGATTTCGAGTGCCATTGTTGCTCTAATTATTGGGCCTGCCCCTGTACTCTGGCAGCCTGGTACGAGAGACAACAAAATGCCAAATAAGACCTGGAAAGCGGCAGAACGACACATCGCTCGCCGCTTCGGGACACAACGCAGCGGGCCGTCAGGACGCAATATACCTGACGTAGTTACAGGTGCTCTGAGCATCGAGGTGAAAACGCGCAAGGCTTTGCCCGCCTGGTTGCACGAGGCACTGGCCCAGTCCGAGCGCAACGCCCATCCTGGAACGCTGCCTGTCGTTGTTCTGCACCAGGTGGGGACCCGGTACGATGATGATATGATAGTGATGAGTATGAAATCGTTTACACAGTGGAGGAACAAAGATGAACGAGTACAAGATTTATGAGATCTTCGTTGATTATGTTGACGAGACGCGATTGGTACATGCTGTTTGCGCTCGCTCTGTCGAGGAAGCGGTGAAACACTTCATGGCGAATTACGTGGGCGCATACTCAGATGAGTGCACGCAATATCAGACTCAGAACCATGCTTTGATATGCGTGGAGGCCGTCCATGACCGACATTACCGCGTGGAGTGGGGCATCGAGGAACACGACATCAGGCCGGGGATGTTGTTCTGATGGACGCTGGACTTCTCGCTCGCATCATGGCAAAAATCGAGAAACAGCCCGACGGCTGCTGGCTATGGCAGGGCTACATGAACGGCGATGTGCCATTCATGAGCATAGCCGGCGATGTCAAAATCAACGTCCGACGCACGCTCTATCAGGCCAACATCGGCGATCCACCGCGCAATATCCGCATGGCCTGCGGCCAGCGACGCTGCGTCAACCCGGCGCATGTGTCGCAGCCCAAGCCGGCCAGACCACAGCCCAGTCGCCGCGACCGTCCCATTGACCGGCTGCACCGGCTGGCCCTGCATTGCGGTTTTGAGTTGCTGCCGGTGGGGAAAGGCAGGTACATGGTTTGTCCGCTTTTGTGAGGTGCCCGCGCTGTGGCAACAAAATTGGCTCGCTGATTGCGTATGGCGACATCGAACTTCTGCGCATGGGTGGCGGTATCTGCCGCGAATGGCATGGCATCTGTGCGCGGTGCAAGGCGCCGCTCCACTGGTCGGTGTCTGAAAAAAGGCTGGCCCGGCTGATTGAGGCTGTCTTGCATTCTCAGAAAAAGTGATGTATAATATGTCTAATTGAATAGGGAGTGTCGGAGTTTACCGCCCGACGTGCTTGCACTGTCTCAGTGTAAGGCGTCGGGCGTTTTTTGTTTTTCGGAGGTCATGATGGGCGATGCCAAATCAATTCTGCTGAGCAAGACATTCTGGTTCAACGTTTTGGCTTTGCTGGTGATTGTCGCCAATGCGTTCGGCTTCGCTGAGTTCTCACGCGACCCAGCGGTTGATCAGTATGCGCTGATCATCATCACGTTGGCGAATATCGCTCTGCGCATGTTCACGAAGCAGCCGGTCAAAGTCTGATATGGGCGGAGCGGAGATAAAAGACATTCTCAACCTCGGCCTGCTGCCCTTCGTTCTGTACATGGCCTGGCTGTTCTGGATCGCGCTCCAGAAATCGAACGACCGCTATGCCATGTTGCTGGAGCGGCTGATTGCGGTAGTGGAGAACAACACGCGGGCCTTTCGGGACGCGGAGGCGCGCAGCCAGGAGATGTGCGATTCGCTGCGCAAACATGAGGGGCACGTGGACGAGATTGAGGACAAGATTGACGTGATGGCGGCGACGCTGCACGACGTGAACATCAAAACGACACGGATCGAGGCCCATGCCAAGAAGAATGTCGAGTAAGGCTAGTCTTTATTGACGGACTGGACAGTTAAAAATGGCGGACTATAGCGGACTAAGTGCAGACCGAATAATCCAGGAGATCGCGCGGTTCAATGGCAATATCGCGCTGGTAGCTCAGGCCATGCGCTGCTCGCGTCAAACTATTTATAACTACATTAAGAAACATCCTTCAATTGAAGCTGCGCTGCGCGATGAACGCGAGACTATGATTGACAACGTGGAATCGCGGCTTTACAAGGCTGCGCTCGACGGCGAGGCGTGGGCTGTCTGTTTTTTCCTAAAAACGCAGGCCAAACACCGCGGCTACATTGAACGCGCTGAAATCACTGGGGCTGAAGGCAACCCGATTGTGGTGAAGTTTGTCACCAAAGATTGAACGAAAGATCGAACTTTACAAAACACAAGCCGAGTTCGTGCAATGCGCGGATAGGTTTACGGCGTTTATCGGTGGCATCGGTTCTGGCAAGACCTATGCTGGCTGTGCGAAGGCGATTGTCAACCTGGCCAGGCCACGCACGTTGGGCATGATTGTCGCCCCGACGTATCCCATGCTGCGTGACGCCACACTGCGGACGTTCCTGGACATGGCGGGCGATATGGTCAGGGATATGCACAAAACGGTTATGATTGCCGAAATGTGCAATGGCAGCGAGGTGCTGTTTCGCAGTGCCGATGACCCGGACAGGCTGCGCGGGCCGAACCTGCATTGGGCCTACATAGACGAGGCAGCGTTGATTGCGCCGGAAACGTGGGAGATTGTCATTGGCCGTCTGCGCGCCGACGGGCAGGCTGGGCCATGTTGGGTGACGACCACGCCGAAAGGTCGGAATTGGTTATTTGAACGACAGGATCAGATGACGGTGTTCCGCGCCAAAACGCGAGACAATCCGTATCTCGACCGTGAGTTCATTGCCAGCTTAGAGGCAGCCTATACTGGCGCATTTGCCAGGCAGGAACTGGAAGGTGAATTTGTTTCGTTTGAGGGCCTGGTTTATGAGGAATTCGAGCGCAGCGTGCATGTGGCTGCGGGCCCGCCGAATTTTGTCCGTGTGGTGGCCGGTGTAGATGAAGGCTACACCAACCCGGCGGTGATTCTGGTCATCGGTATTGATTCTGATGGGCGTGCACACGTGATTGAGGAATTCTACCGGCGGCGGGTGTTGCAGGGAGATGTAGTGGCAAGGGCAAAATCGCTGCATGACCAATACCGTTTTGAGATGATGCTGGTTGATCCCAGCGCGGCGGGGCTGATTGCCGAGATGCGCAATGCGCATCTGCCCGTCCGAGAGGCGGACAACGCCGTCCACGACGGCATTCAGCGCGTCAAGGCGCGCCTGGCCCGCGCCGGCGATGGACGCCCGCGGCTCACCATCTCGCCCTCGTGTGTCAATCTGTTGGCTGAGATAGAGAGCTATGTTTGGCGTGAGGGCAAGCAGGGCGTGAAAGACGAGCCGGAAAAAATCAATGACCATGCGATGGACGCGCTGCGTTATGCCGTGATGTACATTGACCGCGGCGTCGCCAAGTTGAGCGCGGCGCGCAATCCATTCTACGGGTGAAATTGCCATGCCTGGTGTAACGCAATATCTGTTTGAGGGCCCTGAGCTATACGACATTGAAGCGGTGTCCGAGGCTGAACGCAACGAGCGCGTCCAGCGTATCAGGCGCAACTGGAACTACTACAATGGGGCTATGCCTGAGCCGCTGAAGGTCGGGCAGGATGGCGTCAATCCCAACGTGCTTTTTCCGAAAATCGGCCAGGTTGCCGACCGCGTGGTTAGCTTCCTGCTGGGCGACGGCGTTGAGTTCGACTCTGGTGGCGATGATGAACAGGACACCACTGACGACGTGTTGGCGCAGGTGTGGTTGGACAACCACAAAAACCGTTTGCTGTACAACATCGCTCTCACTGGTGCGTTGGCTGGTCACGTTTTCGTGCGCGTTGAGCCACAGCCTGACGGATCCCCGCTCATCACTAACCTGAACCCAGAAACCTGTGCCGTGTTTTGGGATGTCTCCGATTATAAGCGGGTGCTGTGGTATCGTCTGCAATATCAGGTCAATGAGACTGGGCCGGGCAAGCGCATTGATTATGTGCAGGGTCGTTTCGCCAATGGGCAATTCGACCACCAGGTAGAAGGCGAGTGGTGGGAGGTGGTCTACACCACGCGCGGCGGCTACGGAGCGAAATGGGAACTGGTCGGCCAGCCACGTCCGCTTGCCCTGGAGTCTGCGCCGCTGGTGGATTGGCAGAACCTGCCCAATCCGTTTGGCTATTACGGCTATGACGACGTGTCAACAGCGGTGCGCCTCAACGCGGCGTTGAATTTTGTCGCCAGCAATTTCAACCTGGTGCTCATGCACCATGCCAGCCCGAAGACGGTGGGGATCGGCTTCGACGCTGGCGAGGTGGTCACGACTGAGGTCGGTGGCCTGTACACCATAAACAAGCCGCGCGGCGAGGTTGACCTGTTCAACTTGGAGATGCAGAGCGACCTGAGTTCATCGGCGCGGTTTATGGAGATGCTCGATGAGGAGATTTGGCACAGTGTGCGGATGATTGACCCGCGTACTCTGAAGGACAAAGTGGGCGCGTTGACGAATTTTGGTTTGCGGGTGATGTTCACTGATGCGTTGAAGAAGACTGAGACCAAGCGCGCGCTGTACAGCGACGGCCTGGAGCGGCTGTGTCGGCATATCCTGACGGTGATGGGCGTCGCCGCGCCGCAGACGATAGAGGTCATCTGGAGCGACATCTTACCTGAGAGCGTCCAGGAACGAACTGAAACTGTGTTGCGGCGGTTGGAGGCCAAGATTATTGACCTGAAGACGGCGCGTGAAGAGCTCGGCTACGACCACGATGAGATTGAGGAACGCATGGCAGAGGTTGGGCAGAACGAGACCAATCTGGGCGAGATTCTGTTGCGCAATTTTGAGCGAGGGGCGGTATGAGATGAGTTACGCGCGGTTTGGTGAGTTCAGTGACGTGTATATCTGGGGCGACGGCGAATACTTGTTTTGTGACCTGTGCAAGCTGAACGACCGGCGGGTGCAGCGTTTTGCGTCTCGCCGTGAGATGCTAGAACACCTGTTTCAGCATCGGCGGATTGGTCATCTCATTCCTGATTTTGCGATTGAGCGGCTGGAGTATGAGATTGACCAGTACGGTGACGACTATGCTGCAACGGCCAAACAGTCGTCTGCCGATTATGGCCGGCAAATATTGGCTAACCTGGAGGAGATGATTGGCGACTCCGCTTGAGGTGGCTGAGCAATTCCGCAAACGGATATTGGCGAATGAACGGCAATCAGCCATGCGGTTGGTGCGCGCCTATGGTGGTGTCTACCAGCAGATTTTGCCGCAAATTGAGGCGTTGACGTTGGAGTTGGAGGCCACGCCCAACATTTCGCTCTGGAAGAAAGTCAAACTGCGGCGGCTGAAGGACTTGAAGCGACAGATTGAGCTTGAGGTGAGCCGTTTCTCGACTTTCATGGAAGGCGATCTGCGTGAGGGCATTTTCCGCTCGATTGACCTGGGCGGGCAATATTCGCGGGCGATGGTTGGGGCGTTTGTGCCTGGCGTGCGCATCCGCTGGAACAAGCTCTCCAGCGAAGCAATTGAGATGCTGTTGGGCTTTATGAGCGAGGGGTCGTCTCTGCGCCAATCGCTCGACGCACTGGGGCCAGGCATCGCTGACCTAGTGGAAGAGAAGCTGACGAAATCGTTGGCGTTGGGCATGAACCCGCGCCGCATTGCTGCTGAATTGCGCGGCGCGGTGGGGCAGGGGTTAACCTGGGCGTTGCGTACCTCACGCACGACGCAGCTATATGCCTACCGCGAGGCGGCGCGGGCCAACTACGTCGCCAACGGTGACGTGGTGCAGGGTTGGCGTTGGCTGGCGGCGAAGGACAGGCGGACGTGTCTGGCTTGTCTGGCTATGGACGGCCGGGAGTTCCCGTTATCGCAGCCGCTGGAAGACCACTGGAACGGACGTTGCACGATGGTGCCGGTGTTGATTGGCATGGAGCGCGTCCAATTCGAGACGGGCCGTGAGTGGTTCGAGAAGCAGCCAGAGGTAGTGCAGCGGGCCATGATGGGCAAAGCCAGGTGGAAAGCCTGGCGTGATGGTAAGTTCGAGTTCGACCAGCTGGCCGTGCGCAAGCTTGACAAGGCATGGGGGCACATGCAGTCTGAAGCGACGCTGAAGGAATTGCTGGGAGAGATGAAAAATGCCGCTTAGGAAGGGTCGCAGCAAGAAAGTGGTGTCGGGCAATATTCGTCGGCTGATGCACGAGGGATACCCGCAGAGGCAGGCGGTTGCGATAGCCATGCACAAAGCGGGCAAAGCCCGCAAATCTACGCGACGGCGGCGGTAACAGCCGGGAGGGTGATATGGTAGACGAACAAATGAGCGAAACGGCGGTAGAAACGCCGCCAGCGGCGGACGTAACGCCTAAAACTACGGAGAAGACGTTTACTCAGGCTGAGCTTGAGGCGATTGTCCGTGAGCGTTTGCAGCGTGAGCGGCAAAAATTTGCCGACTACGAGGCCTTGAAGAAGGCGGCTGAGGAGCTGCAGGCGATCAGGGAATCGCAGAAAAGCGAAGCGGAGAAAACGCAGGAGAAGTTGGCGCGGTTAGAGCAAGAATATCAGGCTGAGCGCGATAAGCGGCGCGCAGCCATGCTGCAGGCCAAAGTCGTCAGTGTCGCTGGTAAACTGGGGGCGGTTGACCCGCAGGATGCGAATTTTATCATGGCAACCCAGGCCATAGACCCGGACAGCGACGGGGCGGACAGTGATATTCAGAATGTGATCGAGGGCTTGAAGGCGACTAAACCGTATCTCTTCGCGCGGCCAGGTCAGCGGTTAGAGCCGTTCAACCCGGCGGAGGGGGCAGCGGTGGGCCAGGCGGAGACGCGGGCGCAGCGTTTTGCCCGCATCATGTCGGGTGGCGGGTCTATCTGGGATGGTGATCCGCGTGCGCGAGGTGGTGGGGTGGTCATCGTGAAGGGCCCTGCCAAATAGCCAAATAGTGGAGGTTATGAGATATGGGAGTTCTAAACCCATCAGATGACATCAGTTCGTATGTACAAACAATCTTTGAAGATGCCTGGTTTATTGCTCGTGAGGAAGGGTTCATGGCGCGTCTCGCCACGAACTTTACCGATGACGATGAAGTCAAGGCACGCTCTAGCAGCCAGTACAGTTCGGTTACCATCGCGCAGCTGAACGAAACTGACGATCTACAGAGCCAGGCATTCACTCCTAGTGTCGTGGCCACGCTGACGCCAGCGGAATATGGTGCGCAGTTTTTCCTGCCTGACAGACGGCTTAGTGCTGACCCCTTTGCTTTGCGCGCTGATGCTGCGCGTGAACTTGGATTGGGCATGGGGGAATCGGTCAATACCAATCTGCTCGGCTTGTTGTCCAGTTTCACTGGCGGCACAGTCGGTGCGGCGGGGACAACCATTACCTGGGGGCACTTCTTTGCTATGCTGAGTCAGCTTAAGGCGACGAAAGCTCCGCCGCCGTATTTCTGCGTGATGCACATCTATCAGTGGCATCAGTTGGCGAAGGCGTCCAGCGTCGCCGCTTCGACGCAGCCGGTCTCGTCTTGGCTGAGTGACGAGGTGATGCGGCGTTGGTTCGTGGGCAGCGTCGCCGGGGTAGACATCCTGACCACAGCGGACATCAGCGTAAACACCAATGATGACGCCTACTGTGGCATGTTCTCGCCGATTGCTATGGCGATTGACCAGCGGCGTGCGCCACGTTTGGAGGTCGAGCGTGATGCTTCACGGCGTGGTTATGAGCTGAACTACACTGCGGTCTACGCCTACGGCGTCTGGCGACCAGCGATGGGCATTACCGGCCTGTTTGACGCATCTACGCCGAAAAGTTAGGAGGGTAATACAATGGCTCAAGAGGTTAAGTACATTTTGGTCAATCCTGGCGTTATGTCGGATGACAATGACCTGTGCTACGTGTGCAAGGTTTACGACGGCTACGGTGGGATTACCATTAAAGAGGTCAACGCCGTGACGGGGGTTGCTGGCACACTTGACCTGATTCTCATGAAATATGGGACATCGGGGACAGTAGCGGGGGCGACCATCGCCCATACGACCAACGGCACAGCGACCGTCTGGGCGGCAGACACGCCGCAATCGCTGACAATTACGTCATCGCAGGCGTATTGCAGCGAGGGTGAGTGGCTGGTACTCAAGAAGCACGAGGCGGCGGCGGGCAATGACCTGTCCACCAACGCATCGGTGGTTATCGCCTACGTGGACGGCGTGGTCACGGATTACTAGGTGTAGCTCGTGGAGAGGCGAGTTAATACGGGCGGGGGCGTGGTAGAGTCCTCTCCATCTCCACCTCGCCACGTCTGCCGCCCGCTGTAGGAGATGGATTAATGAGGGTTCTGTGGCATTCGACAGTGCCGTGGGGTGGGACAAGCTACAGTGTCCTGACCAAGCGAACTGTGCCAGAATTACTGAAACTGGGGCACGATGTGACGATTAGTACCTGGTGGGGATTGCAGGGCGCGCCGCAAAAAGTGTCTTGGGTCGAAGATGGGCGGACGTATCAGGCGACGGTTCTGCCGTCCATGCACGCCGCCAGCTACGGGCAGGACGTGTTGCCTGCGGCGGTCAAGATGATTCGCCCTGATGTGGTCATTACCTGCATGGATGTTTGGGTGTTGCCGCCATCACTGACTGGTCTGTTTCCATATTTCGCCCCCTGGTTACCGATAGACCATGACCCTGCGCCAGAGCCAGTGGTCAAGGCGTTGGAGACAGCCAAAAAGCCATTGGTTTACTCGAAGTGGGGCAAGCGGGTGTTGGCTGAGTCGGGCGTTGAGGCGATGTATGTGCCGTGTTCCGCGCCGTCGCACATCTACCGTCCGTTGGACAAAGCTGACTGCAAGAGGAAATTGGGCATTGACCCTGGCAGATTTGTAATCGGCATGGTGGCGGCGAACAAAGACCAGAGCGACCGCAAGGGCTTTTCCAGCGGGTTGCAGGGCTTCGCTGAGTTCGCCAGGCGGCACGGTGAGGCTATGATGTACATTCATACGCTGATGGATGGAGCGATTGAGATTGCGTCCATGTGTGACCAGTTGGGGTTACGTGGGCGGGTCATTGCTCCTGACCAGGCGTTGTTGGCGTTCGGTATGTTTACCGACTCCGACATGGCTATCATTATGAATGCGTTCGACGTGTTGCTTAACCCAGCCTTGAGTGAGGGCTTTGGCCTGCCTATCCTGGAGGCGCAGATGTGTGGCGTACCAGTGTGCGCTACGGACTACAGCACGACTGATGAGTTGCTCTGGGCTGGGTGGAAGTTCGGCGGCATCCGCTACTGGAGTTTCGGCGCGCGTTCCTGGCGGGTTATCCCCGACCCCGACGCGATAACTGAGGCGTTGGAGACGGCGTATACTGAACTGGGCAACGCCAAGCGACGCGAGGCGTTGGCGCAGAAGGCGCGGGCTGGGGCGACCAGCCTGGATGACAAAATCGTGGGGAGAGAGTTTTGGCGAAAGGCATTGGCCGAAATCGAGTCAGAGCTACGATAATCGTGCCGTGGTGGAATCACCCAGAACTGATTGGTGATTTTGTTGAAGCGATAGGCAGCGAACGGGCGGATGAGGTGCTCATCATGGACAACGCCAGCGAACCAGAAGTGGCCCACAGCCTGGATGAGTTGTTGGGGCGGCGTTGTGGCATGACTGTTGTGCATCGGGACAGTAACAGCCAATTGCAGGCTCTGACCGAAGGTGTTCGCCTGGCGCGTAATGAGACCGTCGTGTTCCTGAACAATGACGTGGTGAAGCGAACGACTGGTTGGTTGCGCACCTTGACGGCAGCCATTGAACCAGGCGTATTCTGCGGCGCACAATTGCGTGAGGCGGAAGGTATCAAGTACCTGGATGGTTGGTGTTTGGGGTGTAAACGCGCTGACTTTGAGCGTATTGGTGGTTACGACCTGGCGTTCGAGGAACCGGCCTATTGGGCTGATGTCGAACTCTGTGCGCGGGCGCAGGCACATGGCATCATATTGAAGCAGGTCGAACTGCCACTACACCATTTGGAATCGGTCAGCAGCCGCCCTCTCCAGCGTTCGGAGCGGTTCTGGCAGGTATTCGAGCGCAATCGGCAACGGCTAATGGAGCGATTGCATGGCGGTCTGGGTGTTGACGTTGTGGAACAAGCGTGAACTGATTGGTGACGCGGTGAGAAGCCTGTGGGATCAGGCGACCAGGCGGCGCGTGGTGCACGTCTGCGAGCAGGATGTCGGGCAATACGCTGACCAGGGATACCCTCCAGGCGTATTCTACAACGCTATAGTCGCCAACATACCGCCAGAGGACTATATCGCCTGGTTGAGTGACGATGATGTGTTATTGCCTGATTACGTTGAGGCATTAGCGGGTTATCTGGATGAGCACCCAGAAGCCAATGCCTGTTACGGGCAATCGGAGCGGTGGGCGTTGGCTGAGGATGGGCGCACCTGGAAGTTGGGTGACTTGTCTGGCGGCCCCATCTACGGCATTCAGGGGATGCCGTGTTGCAACATTGACGGCGGGCAAGTGATGTATCGCGGCCAGGTATTGGACAGGATTGACCCGCCTTGGCATCCCGTGACGATGCAGGCGTGTCACGTCTCGGACGGCCTGTTGCTCAACAAAATCGCGGCGGTTACGCCGATTTACCCTGTCGGCCAGCTGGTCATGAGAAACAGAATTACCTGGCTCTCATCACATTGGCGGTTGGTTGGGGACAGCCCACAGTTCACGCATTAGGAGATGGAAATGGTGGACTTGCGATTGCGGATGATGACGGATTCAGACCAGGACACCGCTTTGGTGGTTTGGTGGCGCAATCAGCCTGATGCGCGGACGCTGTTTTTCAATACTGATGTCGTCACGCCAGACACGCACCGCAATTTCATAGCGACGCGCAAGCCGCACGACCTGGTTTACATGATTGAAGTGGACGGCCAGCCAGTGGGTATGTGTGCGTTGACGGTTGACGTGAAGGCCCGCGAAGCGGAATTTGGCCGCATCTACATTGACCCTGAGCAACGGGGTCGCGGCTACGCGCGGGTGGCTGTACAGCGTGCGCTGTGGTACAGTTTCGAGATTCTGCGTCTCAACCGCATCTGGATTGAAGCGTTTGAGGACAACCGTCCCATCCTGGCGTTGTACGAGTCGCTGGGGTTGACGCCAATCGAGGGACAAAGCCGTGAGGTCAATGGGCGGCGGACTGTGTTCTACGAAATCAGTTACGAAACCTGGAGGTCACTTAATGGCAATACCCGTGCTTAAACCTGCCCCTTCAGGTCTAGAGGAACATATAGTCGTTGAGACGTTGCGCAGCGGCTGGTGGGGCAACGGGCCGCGTTGTCGAGAATTTGAGGAGGCATTAGCCAAAGCTTATGCGCGCAAACACGCCGTAACGGTCAACTCAGCGACAGCAGCGTTGCATCTCTCCTGTCTGGCAGCGGGTATCGGGCCAGGCGATGAGGTCATCGTACCCGCATTGACATTCATCTCCACAGCGTTGGCGGTGCTGTACTGTGGAGCGACGCCGGTATTCGCCGACGTGCGACCTGACACATTGACCATTGACTGGCCGGCGGCGCAATTGCTGGTGACGGAACGCACCAAAGCGATTATCCCTGTAGATTTCGCGGGGTATCCTGCTTTTGTGGCGCGGCCTGATACGCCATTGACGGTGATTCAGGATGCGGCCCATGCGCCGCTCGGCCCGGCCTACGGCGATTACATCTGCTTGTCGTTTCATCCCGTCAAGCCGATTGCCTCGCCTGATGGCGGGGCAATTGTGCTCAATGACGATGCAACGGCTGACCGTCTGCGTCGGTTGCGGTGGTGTGGCATTGACCGCGACACCTGGCAACGCAATGGCCGCCAATACGCCTGGCGGTACGAGGTGCGTGAGTTGGGCTATAAAAGCCACTGGAACGATATTGCGGCCAGCATCGCTCTGGCACAACTGGAACGCTACGATGCGCTGTTGGCCCGGCGGCGCGCTCTAGCATGTCGCTACCAGTTGGCGTTGTGTACGTGTCCGGTGGGTTTGCCTGTTGAGCATTACCGCCACCAATGGCATCTGTTCATCATCCGCGTCGCAGCGGATGAGCGTGATGCGTTGATTGATTACCTGGCTGAACGGGGCATCTCGTGTGGCGTGCATTACGAGCCGCTGACGCATTATGCACTGTTCAATCAACCGACGCCGCTTGTAGCGGAGCGAGAGTGGCAACGCCTGGTCACATTGCCGTTGTACAGCGATATGTTGGAATCAGAGCAAGATCAGGTCATTCAGGCAGTGAGGGAATTCTATGACTAGAGCGGGCATGTTGAACCTGATAGCGCGGTTGCGCATGTTGACGCAGGCCGGGCAAAGCGATTTTACGCTGAACGGCGAGAACTATTTCTCAAACGACCACCTGCAGGACATCCTCGACCAGAACGTCACCTACCTGGTAAATGAGCCTCTGGTTTGGCAACCGGACATTATCAGTGGCGGTACGGTTGAATATCATACCTGTTACGCTGGTTACCGAGATTTTGAGGAAGCCACCAGCGGCACAGCGTACTGGGCCGTGCGCACGTCGGCGGGCGACCTGGCCGGCACTGCGGACTACACGGCGGATTATGGCGAGGGGCGCATTACCTTCACCACTGACCAGGCAGGTACCGCCTATTACCTCACGGCGCGTAGTTACGACATCTACAGCGCAGCGGCGGACGTGTGGTTGGTGCGGCAATCGTTCTACTCGACAGCGTACAGTTTCAGCAGCGATGGTCAACAGTTTGACCGTCAGGCTCTGTTTGACCACGCGGTGGTCATGGAGAAACAGATGCGCAGTCGGGCTGGGCAGAACCGAGGGCGTGGCGCATTGCGTAAGGCGCGGTTTGTGCGGGCTGATGTAAACCCGTCGGAGTGACAGATGTTGACCGATACCGAACTGGCACAGATGCGTGAGGCGATAGAGGACATCCTGGCTGAGACCTGCACGATTTACGTGCGCAGTATGATTGGCGACGGTCAGGGTGGAAAGTATGAACAGTGGGATGATGGAACAGCGGAATCCTGTCGGGTTATGCCGATGTCTGCAGAGGATGCAACGCGCTACGCTGAGAAGCTAGGGGCGCAATCTGGCTGGGTCATTACTCTGCCATACGACGCCGACGTGAACGTTTATGACAAGATTGTCGCGGATGGTGTCGAGTATCGGGTGGTCGGTACGAACGAAAATGAGTCGTGGATCATGGCGAAACGGGCTTACTGTGCGAGGGTAAAATGACGGTCAAGGTGCGGCTTGATGACAGACGCCTGGTGGCGTTGCCAGCGGCGTTGGAGAAGTTAGCTGACCAGATATGCAACAAAGCAGCGAAAAACATCGAGACGCGGGCGAAGATCAAAATCCAATCGCCACCGAAAACGGGGCGCATTTACCGTCACGGCAAAGTCGAGCATCAGGCCAGCGCACCAGGCGAAGCGCCGGCAACCGATACGGGCAATCTGGTCAACAGCATTGCCAGCGACCGCGTGCGGCCCATGCTGCATGAGGTTACCGTTGGCGCGGAATATAGCTCATGCCTGGAGTATGGTACATCACGCATGGCCCCACGACCGTTTTTCAGGCCAAGCTTTGATGAAGAGCGAGACGGGTTCAAGCGTGAAGTAGATAAGCTGATTGGTTTGGCGAGAGAACGGGTGCGATGAACGAGATTGAGCGAGCGGTAGTCACGGCGTTGCAGAATGATACAGCGGTCATGGCTCTGGCTACTGAGATTTGCTACGGCGCGGGCGACATAGACACGGCCTATCCGTTCGTGGTGCTGTTCAAACAGCCTGTCAGCGACAATGACCGTTACTCGTTCAATGCGCGCACCGCACGGTTGCAACGGTACGTGGTCAAAGCGGTGGACGGCGGCATGAGCAAAAGGCGCGCGCAGCAACTGGCCGATGCAGTTGACGCGGTGCTCACTGACAGCAATTTGTCATTGTCAGGTTGGTCTTGGTTGCACTGTCACCGCGTAGGGGATATTGAATACCAGGAAACGCTGGCCGATGGGACGGTAGCCTGGCATGTAGGAGGCGTTTATGAAATTATCGTGGGGAGAGTGACATGAAGCGATGGGCGATTTTGGCGATGGCAATTTGGCTGTTGGTGATACTGGGTGGGGTGGCCTACGCGGTGACGTTGACGCCACAGACCATCACCACCACAACAGTTGTGCTGAAATCGGCGGCAACGGCAGAGTTACTACCTGGAATGTATTATTATGATATGCAGGTGGTTAACGATACTGGGGCATTTACCTTGACTGAGGGTAGATTAACTGTAAATGATGATGTAACACGGGCAATAGATTGAGACTACAGTTTTGTAATGAGGAAAATAGTAATGAATAAAAAATGTTGGAAATTGATAGAATTTTGGGCCAGTAAGGAAGTATCGGAAGAACACAAGTATTTATTGAGTAATGGAGAAAGGCAGAATGCTGAAGACATTAAAGAGACATGGTTAATGTTGCCTATTCAATTTGGAACATTAACTGATACAAAAATAAAGGAAGATGAATCAAGGAATGCGACTTAATAAATATTTAGGTTATAATACTTCTAGGCTTGGGTTACATTGGACGCCCATTAGTGGTCACGCCCATAGTGATTTAACTTACTTTATTGACCAAACTGCGCAAATGGGTATTAGGTGGGTATTGTTATTAGATGATGGGGGTGGGTCAACATTAGAAGCCAATAAATTCTATGGAGGTAGACAATGACAGCGATTGTAGGTAATGCGTGTAAACTGGAGATTTCGCCAGACAACAGCACCTGGTACGACATCTCAGGCTACGCCACCAGCGTTGACCCCGGCGAGATGGTGCGCAACGATGGCGAGGTGTTTGTCTTTGGTAGCGATAAAGGCGAGGTCACCACGGGCAAGCTGGCGGTTCGAGAAATCAATATCGAGGTTCTGTACAATGAGTCGGGCACTGTGCCGTATGGTACGATACGCTCCGCAATTGACTCGAACTCGACGTACTACATCCGTTGGTCGCCAACGGGGGGCGGTTCTGGTTCGTACCAATACACCAGCGACGCGGGCAAATGGGTCAGCGTGAATGACCCTGGCGCAGAAGCGGATAGTGCCGACCCCATTGTCCTGACCGCTGTGTTCAAGACACCATACGTCACTAAGGGCACGGTGTAATGGCCAGGCAACTGAAGCGGGTTGATTGCCGTGCGGTGCAAGGCGACGGGGCCTATATGGTCATTAAGCCGCTCACGTTCGCCGAACGCAAGGCAGGCGTCAACGTGGACGTTTTGCTTCAGCGTGTCGTGGAGTGGAACTGGACGGACTGGGATGACCAGCCATTGCCGTTGCCGCATGACGAAGAGAGCCGTGAACAGCTTACTGACCAGGAAATTGAGTTTATCCTGACGCAGTTTGGCCTGGTGTTCAAATCTAATGATGCTGGCCCAAACTGAAAACGCGGGTGGCGGCATGGTTGATTGAACCGACCCGTCACCCGCTGCCAGATGAGTATCTGGAGTTGTTTCTGTGCCGTGATGTCTATCACTGCACACCAGCGGGACTGGCAGAACAGGACTGGGCGGTGGTCTCGGCGCATCTTCAATGTATCGCCGCTGAGAATCTGATACGGGAGAAACGACATGGCACGACGGGCAGACGCAAGTCTGGTCGGCGAAGTCTCGCTAGACACACGTAAATTTGACCAGGGCGTCAAACAAGTCCAGGGTGGGATGCGTGGCTTGGCTGGTGGCCTGAAGGCGATTGGCGCAGCCTTCGCCGCCTGGGGCGCAAAAGAACTGGCGCAAACTGGCTACGAGATGGCGAGGCTGGGCGCACAGTCGTTGCGTCTCAAGGAATCGTTCGAGCAATTGGCTGACGCCTATCAGGGTAACAGCCAGGCCATTCTAGACACATTGAAGCAAGCCTCACAGGGGGCTATCTCCGAAACCAACCTCATCCTCGGCGCAAACCGCGCCATGATGCTGGGCTTAGGGGCGAACGCCGAGCAATTGGGCAAACTCATGGAAGTCGCCGCGTTCCGCGCGCGGGCGATGGGCATTTCCACCACGCAGGCGTGGGACAACATCGTCACAGGGATCGGGCGTAAATCGCCGCTCATTCTGGACAACCTGGGCATCGTTGGCCTGAAGATGGATGAGAACACATCTAAGGCCGACCTGATGGCTCAAGTCATCTCCCAAGGTCAGAAGATGATTGCTGAGGCTGGGGGCCTGGTAGCGGACGAGGCGTCGCAGTACGAGCAGCTAGCGGCGAAGTGGACGGACCTGAAAACCAAATTCGCCGAACTCGCCGTACCGGTCGTTTCTACCGTGCTAGACGTTAGCGTAAAGGGGCTGGACGAGCTACAAAAAGCGGCCGATTTGCTGGAAGAAGTGCGCCAGGGGCCGGAACCGACGGTGAGGGAAATCCTTCTCGATGTCACTTATCCCACAGAAGACGCTGAGAAGGCTATCGGCTCTATCGGCGACAAGCTGGCGGAAACTGCACGCGAGCGGCTGAAGGAAACCGAGCCAGTTTTGGCTGCGCAACTTGAATTTGGCGATACCATGCTCAAGATCCAGGAGGACGCTTGGCAGCTAGAGCACGAAGAAGCGCAAAAGACGATTGAGGAATACGAACGCCTTCGGGCCGAGCAGGAAAAGTTGCATGAGCAGGAGGTTCAGAACAACGCTGAACTGCAGGCGATGGCGCAGCATATCGCTGACGTCGAGAAGGAGGTGAAGGCTGCAGGAGATTCGTACGGAGCGTTGGGCGAGGCGGCACATCAGTCGGTTACCGCATCGAGTGAGTTGGTAGATTGCCTCGCTTATGCGAACCAGCTTATCGCGACCGGGGCGATAGATACGCAGAAGTGGGCCGAATCGTGGAGCAACGCGCCGACAACGGTTGAGGAGTTCGCAAGGAACTTTGCTATTCTGAAGGCGAGGCTGGCAGAAGAGTCAATCCCTGTCGAGCAGTTCGTCAAGGACTGGCATTACGTCGAGTCGCAGTGGAATTCGGCAGTTGACACGATGCAGGAGTCAATGCGCGAACTGCAGTTCAACACGCTAAACGCCATGGGGCTGATGGGCCAGGCCGCGCGGAAGGCAGAGGTAGATTATCTGCATCTAGCACAATTGATTAAGGACGTGCCGCTACCGAAATTGCCGGAGCCGTACAAGCTCGATTACAGCGATTACTCTACCGCCGAGCAGTTCGGCCCAAAGGCAACCGCGCAAGCCGCCCTAGCCGCGCTTGAGGTTGACGTTGTGTTGGCCAAGCAGTTTTCTGATGCGAGCAAGACTGCCGCCGACGATTTCGCTGCTAAGATGAAGGGCGCGAACAACATCATCTCCGGCGACATTGCTGAGAAGGTCAATGCCGCATTGGGGATCAACGACCCGACGCGGGGCGGACCGCTGGGAGGCGGTGACGCGCCCGGCGAATGGTGGCGCAGGCTGCCTGACATTGCCAATCTAGGCGAGGGTAGTCCGTCGGCGGAGGCGATGCGGGGCGACATAGCCAAAATCGTTGATTACATCGTCGGGCCGGGCGCAGGTGAGAAGGTGTTGGCTGATGAAGGCGCGATGAAAGCTGGCGCGGAAGCTATCCAGCGGTTCGCGGATCGGTTTGGGGTGGCTGGGGCGGCTGGCGCGATTGAGCTTAACACCGGCGTTGTGACGATTGACTGGTCAGGTGCGAAGGCCGGCATGGCGCAGCAGAACGCGCTGAGTGAAGATGTGCAGTCGGGCACACAATTCGCGGCAGCGCAGATGGGTATCGCCAGCGATCAGCAACTCGCGCCGCTGAACGGCGCATTGGGCGCGTTTGCGGGTAATCTTGGCGGTGGCGCGCCTGGCGAAGCTGGCGGCATCGGCGGCTCGCCGCTGGCAACGATGAACACCGATGCGCAGACGTTGGCGCAGTCGTTGACCGGCATATTGCTCCCGGCGCTGACGTCGGTCAACGACTTCATCATGACGCAGCTGAACGTCCAGCTGGCGACGACAAACCTGACCATGGCGACGACAAACCTGACCATCGGGACGGACCTCCCGACGTCCATCGCGACAGCGGTTGAGAGTTTCCAGACGTTCGTCAGCGACGCGCTCGAACCCACTACGGGAGCGACCAGCGCACTGAACTCCGAGTTGCGAGATACGATCTCGCTCCTAGAGCGTCTCCGGGGCATGGGATTTGACACCGGTGGACTCCTGGGTGACGCCCCGTCGTACCAGCACGGCGGGGTGATTGGCCGGAACGTGGGAGACCCGGTGTGGATTCTCGCCCACGAGAACGAGATGGTCCTGAATCCAGACCAGCAGGCGCAGGTGGCCGAGCTCATCGGGAGTGGGAGCTTTCTATATGCCCCGCCAGCAGGAGACCACTACGAGATTCATCTCCACGTCGGCGCGATGCTGGGGCGTGAGGCGGATGCCTACCGGCTGGCCAACGAGTTGCTGCCTCACCTCAATCGGGCGAGGAGGGTACAGCGGTGGGACTGATCCAGACGCGGGTGTACGTTGATTTCGACGGCGACCTCGATTTCAGCGATGCCAATGAGGACATCACCCAATACGTGACCTCTCTGGTGGTCCAGAGGGGCACAGACCAGACGTTGAACGCTGGTTCGCTGGAATTGCAAGTGTTGGACGCCGACGGGCGATTCCAGCCACAGAATACCGGCGGGCCTTACGGCAGTGGCCTGATGATTGGGCGACGGGTACAGGTCGTGATGGGCGTGGGTGGCAGCGAAGTGTCGCAATTCTACGGTTTCATCACAGAAATCACGCCAGAGTACGTCGCCAGTGATGAACATACGCCAGTGCGCAGCATTCTGGCGTCTGACCTGTTATGTTTGCTTGGCATTCGCAAAGTGACCACTGGTACGCTGCTGAACAAGCTCACGGGCGAATTGATTGACCTTTTGCTGGACAATCTGGGCTGGGAGCCAGGGGTGGCGACGTTCGACCGCATCTACCTGGACACGCCGACGGCTTTGTTAGGTGGCTCAGGGGCGAGTTGGCGATACACCGATACGGGACAGACATTGATTCCTTACTGTCAATGGGAGAAGACGCCCATCGCGTCGGCCATCAGAGATATTGTGGAGGCTGAGCATGGGCTATTCTGGATTGGCAAGGATGGCTGGGTTCACTACGAAGACCGCCATCACCGCACAACTGACCGCACCAGCCTAGCGACATTGACCGATGACCATATCTCTGAGTTGGTATTGCGCTACACCGACCAAGACTTGTTCAATGTCGTTGAGGTTGTCGCGCATCCGCGCAGCGTCGGCACGGCGGCCAGCGTTGTATTTGATGCGATTGGCAATAACAACGGTCATGAGATCGAAGCGGGGGCAAGCCGTGAATATCCTGTGTCATATAGCGACCCTGTTTCGGGGCGTCCATGCGAGGCTACGGACATTGTGACGCCCGTTTCTGGGACGGACTATGCGGCGAACAGCGCGGCGAATGGTTCGGGCAGCAACAGAACCAGCGACATCGCCGTCACCTTTGAGGCTGATGATAATGAGCGGTATATGTTTACCGTCACCAACACCAGCGCCACGACGCTGTACCTGACCAAACTGCAATTGCGAGCCACGCCCCTGGTGGCCTACGATGCGGTATCGCAAACGGCGGAAGATGAGGCGAGCCAGGCGCAGTTCCTGGAGCGTGACCTGCCTGTGGACAGTTACCTGCTCAACAGTCCGACTGAGGCACAGGACTACGCCGATTGGTTGCTGATTCAGCACAAAGACCCGCACGCCAGGATTGAGCGATTGACGCTGTTTGACAGCAACTGGACAAATGCGTTGCAGATTCTCAACCGTGAGATTTCCGACCGCGTGACGATACAGAGCGACAAGTACAACATTAACGGCGACTTCTTCATAGATGGCATCTCGCTGGAAACTGACCTGGTAGCCGGCCAGGTACGGTGTGAATGGATGCTGAACGGTCTGGCGGCGGAGACACTATTCTTCACACTGGACGTAGATACATTAGATTCTGAGGCAGTACTGGGGTACTAGGAGGTCAATATGGCCTGGACAACACCGAGAACATGGGCAGTCAATGAGCAACTCACCGCAGCACTGATGAACCAACATGTGCGGGACAACCTCTCATACTTAAAGAGCACAATTGCTTCAATAAAGGATATTCACGCGAGCGGTTATGCTAATAAGGGCGACGCTTGGTCTGTAACCGGAAGCACATATCAGGCTATCACTGACCTGAGTGTGCAGATAACGACTACGGTGAAGTGCAACCTCTACGTTTTTCATGCCGGCTATGCAGGCGGAACGAATGGAGCGTATGTTAATATTTACATTAACGGAGAAGACCCCGGCGACCACAT